CTGCACGATGTTTGTGGTATTGTAGAGAAATTGACTTATTAGGTAATATTACTAGAGTTTTAATCTTGTAACCTTCACCCTTATTAATTACAGACCAATGACCCCATTCTCTTTCAACATAATCTACGTTTTCTAAATCGATCATGCAAAAAACCCCTCAAGTGATGAAACACGTTCTGTTTTCCAACCAATGCTATTAACAATGATCTTCAATGGCTCGACAAAAGATTTATCGAATTGCGTATCATAGTCAATATACTTATGTATGTCAAGCTCTTTTGGTAGACTACTTGGAAAAGCAATAACATCACTCTGAATTATATTTGGTTCTTTCAGATGAATATATTTGATCTTCTCACCTTCTTTAATGGCCTCAAACTTCTTATCAAGTTTTTTGGTTTTCAAAAGATGATTATATAATAGAGAACCGCGAACATGGATTGGACACTTTTTACCAAAGATGTTATTAGGGTCTGAATACTTGGCTAATCCATTTACACCTCTTGGAAAGGCAATTTCAGACACATCCAATTCTCTAAACTCTTTTCTAAAGTTATCAATGAACTCTATCAAAGAATTTTCATCTTTATTGAAAATAACATCAATAGCTTCCCACATCTTCTCACGACATGAAGAAGGAGTGGAAGACTTGATCATTTCAAGTCCCATAACCTTCAGTTTTGGTTTTGCATATTGCACACCTTCATTGTTATGAACACGAAGAATATATCGCTTCTTTGCGGTCCAGATACCCTGATCACACAAAGCCTCACGCTTCATTTGCATTTTTTGTTGGTAGGCATTAATATATCTAGCAAGCTCATCATAAGTTTTGTCGATAAATGGTTGAATCTTATTCTCACAGATTTTGTCCATGTAGGTGATAACGTCTGCTGTTGTAGCAGATACATTCTGCTCAAGATAAGTTTTGTTAACCAATCTATCAAGAGACAAATAAATCGAATCCGTATCCGATGCAATAACATAATCTATATCTCCGGTCTTCAATATTTTATTCATATATCTATTCATTTCTTGTTCAATCCAACGAATAGATAATTGGCCTGCGGTTGTAATAGCCGATGCTTGTCTTATGTCAAAGAACCGGAAATATTGATTACCTAAAGCTCCATATGCCGAGTTCAGAGAAACTTTTTTCGCCAACTGTAGATTATTATATCGAGAAATACGCTTCTCGATATCGAACCTAATATTCTCATTGGTTTCTTTTTCTAATTCTTTCTTAGCTTCAATAGACTTCTTCTTATATACTGTACGATCTACATACATTTTTTCCATCAACTCAGCTAAGAAACCTTGTTTCTTTGTGTAAAAGAATTGTCCGTTGGGAGTCAAAGTTGTATCAGTTAGTCCCGATGTATCGACTCTTCTCTCAAGAAGTCCATCGACACTGACACCATTAGAAATAATGCGTCGATGTTCATTACGATAGTTCTGTGGTTCCACAAAAGTTTCAGGTGATACATTATATTGCATTATGAGATGTGGATACAAACTATTCAAATCGAATGATGCAATCCATTTATGTATACCAACAATAGGATCTTTCACATAAGCGCCAATATACGCCTCATCTTTACGATGACTTGTAATTGGTGGTATGACAATATTTTTTGCTTTTAGATGATGATAGATGATGGCATCCCACATGCGAACCTGTGCGAACACATCATCATAATTACATTTATTATCATATGCTAGAGTGAGTGCAAGTTCGATCAACTTCAGCTTATCTTCAAGTTTCTCAATCAACTCAACGTCTCGGATGTTATAATCAATGAACTTCTGATAGTTGTCGCGATAAAGAGTATGAAGATTGCCGTCATATTGTATCTTGCGCTGACCTAGTTCAACGAAGGCGATGTGGTCAAGTTTATATGATTCCTGAGATTTGCCTTCAGGAGCATATCGTTGATAAAGATCGATGTAATCAAGACAAGCTATTCCAAACAATACATATGTCTTGAACTGTCTACCAGGTCCAAAGTTGACTTCACGTTCATTTATTACGCCCCAAGGCGATAGTCTCTTGGTAAACTCTTCACCAAGAAGTTTCGTGATACGATTAACCAGATAAGTAATATCGAAGAGTTTGACGTTCCATCCTGTAATAATGTCAGGATAGTCTGCACACCAGTCGTCAACAAATCTCTTGACTAGATCAATTTCATCACGACACTTATAATAGGTAACATCATCACGGAGATTTTCATAATAACCGCAACCATATACCTTATATCCTTTTGAGTTTTTAAAAGTAATCGCAGTAATAGGCTCATATGCAGTTTCAGGCTCAGGGAAACCATTCTCTGAACCTACCTCGATATCAATATTACAGATGTTTAGATATGAGATTTCCCAGTCCACTTCATTTGGGAAAGTATCTCCGATGAAGGCATATTCATACTTCTGGTTACCATAAATCTTGAAACCTTGTACATCATCATATTGTTTTACAAAATCACGACACTCTCGAATTGTGCCAGGTTTAACTTCAGCAACATATTCATCATGAATAGTTTTGAATGGTGTCGGTTTTTGAGAGGGTACAAATAGTGTCGGATGATAATCGATACGATGCTTTACTTTTCTTCCATTGTCCACACCCCTATATAAAATCTTCGAACCATAAACTTGTACATTTGTGTAGAATGAATTCATATCTTTTCCAGTTTTCTTCTTTCTTCAGCAGACAACCCTAACACAATCAGGGCATCGAGTAAAGCCTTTTCTCTAACAACACAAGCCAGAGCCTCTATCTGCCCTATTTTACCTTGGGACTTATGATAGATTCTCCAGCTTCTCGTTTCATGAAACAGTTTTATTATTTCATCCATTACGTTCCTGGTATGATAAGTTTAGACGAAGGTGCAACAATACCACCAAACATAGAATTGTATTGGTTTATAAACTCCTGCACCGGCTTCATTGTAACTATGACATGAGCCTTATGAATAGTGAATGTTTTTTCTTCTGAGAATTCGGCCCAAGGTGCGAATCCAACAGTTGGTGTTTGAGGATTTGTTTTAGTTGGCATCACAACAACCCGCACAGGATTCTTAATCGTGATAAAACTATCTTCTGATCGATCAACAATCTCGGCCAATAATTCTTCGCCGGTGATCATCTTGAGTATTTGAACGTTTGTAGCCATTAGTCTACAAACTCGATGATATAGTCATAAACTCCAAGTGTAATCCACCTTTCGGGAATCAGAGTTACCTTACTTCCGACTTCTGTCTGATAGGTATACTTATTTTCAAAGTCAACAATCTTACCAAGCCTTTCCCACTTACCGTCGAAGGCTCGCTGCTTGAACTGCGTTTCAAGAATAGCCAAACCAAATTCACTCTTACCTGCCATATTCATCTCCTTATAGGTCAATGCCAAAATATTGATTATCGCGAAGAAGTTCAAAGTCCTGCATGTTATCTGTAATGCAAGAATCACAGATTATACCAGTCTTGAACTTATCTGTCAAGACTTTATATAGATTTCCATCAGCGACTTTTGAACCAAAGTTACCAATCAAATACTTCTTACCATCTCGTTCAAAGATATCAGATGCACAATCCATAGCTTGTGTGCAAGGTTCTTCAAACAATGGAAGAAACATCTTTCTACAGTGTGTGCATGTTACCATCAGTCCCAAAGTCCTTCATAGTATTTACCGAAAAGACGAAAGCCGTTTTTCATACGATTCTGTTCTGCGCGGAGACCTTCATAGTCATTCGTTTCGTAATATTTGTTGGTCCACCCATCATCGACTTTATGCTCAAATGCCCAGATCATTTCATCTAGCACCCAATCCCAGCGATCATGAAAGAGTGAGTCTGTGTCCCATTCATTCTCTTTTGGTTCAGCATTTGTTGATCGAAGATGCTCAGGCACATCTTCATCTTCAACCCAAGGTGATCCGTGTTTCGTTTCTTTTAGTTGAATGAGCATGGGATAAATGATATGTGACAAAGTATCATCCATACTCCATGTA